CCCCTATTTGGTGGGCGTAAGCACGGGCTCCTACTCGTACCAATCATCTGAGCAGGCCAGAGCAGACCTTTACATCTTTGGTGTTAAGGCCTACGCCGACTGCATCGCAGCAACACTTAGCCAAAACAACGTTTTGCCTCGAGGAACTTATGTAAAGTTTGATGCAGATGAGTACCTCGTCGAGAATTACGCAGCCGACAAAATGGACAGCCCCGACATGCCCCAAGAAAACACCCAAGAGGAATTAGCATGATCAGGTTCAACGCCACAGCAATAAGCATCGATGCAGCAGCAGCCGATGGCACCCCAAGCAGAACCATCACCGGTATTGCAGCGCCCTATAACGTCACTGCAGTAGTGAGCGATGGGACAGAAATCATGCTGTCACCTGGCGCTTTACCTGTTGATGGCCCTAACCCAAAGCTCTTTGTAGGGCACTCGGCTGACAAGGTAATTGGCACTGTCATTGCCCGAGAGGACACCCCAGAGGGCATGCTGTTTCAGGCCCGAGTTGCTAAGACCGTGCTCGGCGAGGAATCGCTACAGCTCGCTTTAGAGAATGTCTATGACCAGGTAAGTGTTGGAATTACGCCTTTAGAGTTCAGCTACAACGAGGCTGGAGTCATGCTGATTGAAAAAGCAGCCTGGACAGAATTATCGCTAGTTTCACACGGCGCATTTGGCGCTAGTGCTAGCATCACAGATGTAGCAGCGAGTATCCCCACATCAAATGGGGAAATAAGCGATAATACAAAAGAGGAAGCCGACACTCCTGAACCCCTAGAGCCACAGGAGAACCCAGTGTCAGAAACACCAGCCCCAGAAGTAATCGAAGCATCAACAGTTTTTGCTCAGCCTAAGCGCGAGTTTGCTATGCCATCAGCATCAGAAGTGCTCGCTGCATACCACATCGGTGGCGACACTTTCGCCAAAGTGAATGACGCTTTCAAGCAAGCACAACGTCGTAATCAGACTGCATTACAGGCTGCAGCTGGCGACATTGTCACAGGCGACACGCCGGGCCTCTTGAACCTCAACGTGCTCGGGACTCTCTTTCAGGATTTGAACTTCGTGCGTCCTGTCGTTTCAGCATTTGGCGCTCGCGCAATGCCAGCAACACCATCACGCCAGTTCATTCGCCCAACGATTACCACACACACCAGTGCTGCAGTGCAAACAAATCAGCTCGATGCAGTACCAGCTACCACAATGGTTATTGCGTCAAACACAGTTACTAAACAAACTGTTGCTGGCCAAGTCACGCTTTCACAGCAAGACATCGACTTTACAGACCCGGCAGCATTGCAGCTCGTATTGAATGACCTCGCCGGTCAGGTGCTGATCAAAACGGACGACATCGCAGCCGATGCACTTGTTGCTGGTAAAACAGCATCAGGTTCAACATGGACTGTCACAGCAAACGACCCATCAAGCTTGATTGAATCCCTGTATGACGCAGCACGCGAAATCACAGAGGACAGCAACTATTTCCCAACTCACTTGTGCGTGTCACCAGATGTATGGCAGAAATTAGGCCAACAGCTTGACGGTTCAAAGCGTCCTGTGCTCGGTTACACCACCAATGGTGTTATGGGGCAAAACAGCATCGGTCGCGTAGGTGGCCTTGCTTACAACGCAATGGACGTATTCGGTCTTGACCTTGTAGTTGATAACAACTTTGCTGCAGGCACCATGCTTGTTGTGTACGCACCAGGCTTCGAGATTTACGAATCTGGCGCTTCTTTGCAGAGCTTCGAAAACCCATCTACATTGGGCCGTACGCTAAGTATTCACCAGTACTTTGCAACATTCGTGGCAAAATCAAGCTTCATTCAATCAATCACAATCGCCTAACCCGAAAGGCAGGCCATTGTTGTGGCTGTGTATAGCGTCATCTTTCATCAGCGTCTAAATGATTACGCTGTTGTGCAAACACTTGAGGCAACCGACATTGCCATCGGTGAATCAATAACCATTGCTGGTGTAGGGCATCAGCTCAACGGCACACACACTGTTTACGCATTGCCTCAATACCTTTTTGTAGGTGTAAGCGATGAAGGCGACATACAACTTGACGCAAACGAGCCGATACCTAACCAGGTTATGTTTTATGACGCTGATGGTGATCTAGAACGCTCTGCAGCAATCCCACCTGGCACCCTGACTTACACGCAAACCTGCACGTGGGTATCGAGTGCCAATGTGCAGTTATGGCTTGGACTACCCAGCCCACTTAGCGCCGATGAGACAACCTTTCTTGCGCAGTGCGTTTCTGCCGGTAACCAGGTCGCCTATCGGCGTAGGCAAGAGGCAGGGTATTACGACAGCCTTAGCACTAGCCCATCTGGCGATTGCACGCTCGGCACAATAATGCTGGCTGGAGCGTATTTTAGGCAGCGTGGCAGTATCGATCAGTTTGCAAGCTTTGATGCTATGGGCCAAGCAATCACCACCAATGCGTTTACACCGATGGTAAAACAGTTGCTAGGTATTGATAGGCCTGCTGTTGCGTAATGGCTTACACAGACCTGTTCAATGAGGCCATAGACGACCTAGCCACCACGCTGGCAACCATCACAGGCCTGCGAGTAGTGACAGACCCTCGAAACCTCAACAGCAACTGCTGCTTTATCGATGCCCCAACCTTTGAGGCTTTCAACAACAAAATCGTCACGATGCGTTTTCCTGTGCGCGTCATCGGCATAGGCCCAGGCAACCTAGACACGCTCAGACCGTTGCTAGCGATTGCAGCTGCACTACTCGATAAGAACGTGGCAGTGACTGATGGCAGGCCAGGCCTTGCCAGTATCGGTGGGCAAGAGTTCCCTGCCTATGATCTACAAATCTCTCTGCAGGCTGCATACCTATAATGCTCACCTGCCCTAGTAAAATCTGACATAATAAAAGCATCACTGGTGGCCGACAACACCTAACACCAAAGGACAGACATGGCCACCAGCACTACCACCTATCTCACCAATCCAACAGTGACAATTACGCCTGCCACATCTGGCACACTGTTTGACGCAACCTCGGTAACTTCATCGGCCTCAATTTCGGTGGGCTATGACAGTTTGGAAAGCACTAGCTTCGGAGATGTTGCCCATTATTTCGTGAAGGGGCTCCAACAGTGCGAAGTTACATTGACCTGCTACGCCTACTACGGTTCAACCTCAGTTGAGGCCACCCTTTTTGCTGCTCTCGGCACAGGTACCTCAACAATCGTTATTTCACCTGCAGGTGCTTCCGAGTCAGCCTCAAACCCTGAGTACACCATCACAAACACCATGCTCGCATCGTTCACACCAATCACAGGTTCCTACGGTGAGCTCTCAATGTTTGAGGTAACTTTTACCGGTGGAACCTTCGCACGCGACATTACGCCACCAGCCTAAAACCTAAATAGAAAGCAGACCCGACATGCAACTAACCATGCTCGTAAACATCGGCTTGGGTGACTACACAGTTACCACGAACCTCTACACAATCGTTATGTGGGAGCGCAAATACAAGCGCAAAATAAGCCAAATACAAGATGGTGGCCTCGGTATTGAGGATTTGGCATACATGGCTCACGAAGCAAGCAAACAGCAAGGTGCAGTGACTGTGCCTCTAATGCTTGACGACTTTATAAAGCAGCTAGTCAATCTTGAGGTGATCGAGCAACCAGACGCAAACCCTACCGAGGTGGCACCTAACGACATTCCCTAGCAACACTGCTAGTCGAGTGTGGCTGGTGGCCACCACAAATAGAGTTTGACGTACCCGACCTGAACACCTGCATTAGTATCATCAATGAGCAGAGGAAAAAGGCCAAATGAGCGTTACAGCAAGCACCGAGATTTACGGCCTAAAGGCAGCGCTGGCTGAACTGCAAAAGATTGACAGCAAAACCAAGTTCAAAGCTGTAAACCAGATCAAGGCCAGTGGTGCCGAAATGGTTAGTCGCGTATCAATGACCTACCCTGCACAGCCACCCCTATCAGGTATGGCACCCTCTAAAAAGGGCACAGGTCGCCTTGCGTATGACCCTAAGAAAGTGCGCAAGGGTGTAACCATTCAGGTGGGTGGCCGTAGCCAGCGAGGCTCATCGCCTCTAGTGACGTTGCTACAAAAAGACGCTGCCGGTGCAATCTTTGACATGGCAGGCCTGCGTGGCGACTCTGGGCAATTCTCTGCGTACCTCACCAATGCTTACGGCCCTGCCCAGCGTGGTATGTGGCGTGAGCGTGAATACATTTATGGCCAAGCCACCCAAGACATTTTGCAGGCCATTGAGCAAGTGCTCAACCAAGTAAACAGAACGCTGGGCAAATAATGGCTGTTTACATTCCCATTGTTTCGGAGTTCAACTCTAAAGGCATTGACAAAGCCATCAAGGAGTTCAACAGCCTGGAGACCGTAGGCGCTAAAGCCAATTTTGCACTCAAGAAAGCAGCTCTACCTGCAGCTGCAGCAGTGGCTGGTTTAGCTGTTGCCCTCGGTGACGCAACTAAAGCAGCCATTGAGGACGATGCAGCACAGCAAGAGTTGGCGCGACAACTCACAGCCACCACAGGTGCCAACGCTGCACAAATCGCCAGTGTTGAAGGCTGGATTAGCGCACAAGGCAAACTGCTCGGCATAACTGATGACGATTTGAGGCCTGCTTTGGCTGGGCTCGTGAGAGCTACAGGCTCGGTCAGCCATGCGCAAGAATTGGCTACGGCTGCTATGGACTTGGCAGCGCAAAAAGGCGTGCCCCTGGCTTCAGTCACAAAAACCTTAGAGAAGGCTTACGGTGGCAACCTCAAAGCCCTAGCTAAGTTGGCACCCGAATACCGACAGATGATCGAGGACGGAGCATCGTTTGAGGACGTTATGTACGCCATCGGCACAGCCACAGGTGGTGCTGCATCGACAGCTGCAAATACTGCTCAGGGGCAATTCAAACGCCTCAGTATTAGCCTGCAAGAAACCAAAGAGTCAATAGGCGCTGCACTTTTGCCTGCAGTAAATGCTGTACTGCCGGTATTGGCTGCGCTCGGCAATTTTGCTAGTGAGAACACCACAGCATTTTTGGCAGTGGCTGGTGTCATCGGCACGCTTGCTGGCATCATTCTTGCCTATAACGCCTACCTCAAATTGCAAGCTGCATACACCATCGCAGCGACAGTTGCCCAGGCTGCTTTTAACCTTGTCATGTCTGCTAACCCCATTGCACTCATGGTTATTGCTATTGCTGCTTTGGTGGCTGGTTTAGTGCTGGCCTACAAAAAGTTTGAGGGCTTTCGCAACATTGTGGACAGCATTTTTAGTGTCATCAATACCGTGGTCACTTCTAGCATTGGCGTAATCAAAAGCTACTTTGAGACTTTGCTCGGCTTCTATAAGGGCATTTTCAACGGCATTGCTACCCTTTGGAATAACACCATCGGCAAACTGTCGTTTAAGGTTCCTAGCTGGGTGCCTGGCCTCGGTGGCAAGGGCTTTGATGTTCCTAACATTCCAATGCTGGCTGAGGGTGGCATCGTCAATACGCCAGGTGGCATACTCGCGATGATTGGTGAGAAAGGCCCCGAGGCTGTAATCCCATTAGATCGCATGGGCCAGATGGGT